TTCGCGGTTAGAAACAGCCGAACCCGTATTAGTGGTATCGAATGTATTCGAGAATGACATAGTATTTATTATTTATTAGTTAGCGATTTGATTAGTTAGCGTGAAGCCATTTGCAGCCTTCTTAGGGCAGCGAAATCTCGGGGATTACCCGAATTTTTGAATTGATCACTGGCAGCCTTAATAGTTTTTAGGGCGTTTGACACTTTCTTATCGGACTTAGCCGATCCAGGGGTTCCAGATGGTGGAACTAATCTCGACGGTTTGGCTTTGGTTGCAGTCTTCGCGGGTTGCGCTAGGACCTTCCTGCCATACATACTGTTGGCTGCATGCGCTAGAAGATAAGGCATTTGAGCAGCTACCTCAGGGTCCAGGCCATCAATGTTTGATAGTCTAGGGTCCTCGAGCATCTGTTTGTATTTTTGGCTTACTTCATTGTCATCTTGCATCCAACTTAGTTCTTCATTAGCTTGCTCCTGCAGAGATACTTTTAGTTCTGCAGCGCTTTGTCGCCTTTGAATTGCTTTAATTTGGGCTGGGATATACTTTTTCTCCGCTTTTCTAGCAGCCTGCAAATGCTTCCTTACCTCGGACTTGGTGACTTCTTTGCCATCAATCTCGGTAATTGGGTCATCCGCAGAGTAACCGTCACTGTTGAATATTAAATCCTCCGCCCATTCAATGACCTGCTCAACTTCTTCCTGCACATCTTGCAGTTTTTCCATTGAATTCACGTCCCTGTATGGGTTCTCGGACTCCTTGACCTTCGGTTCTAGCTTATTGGACATTTCAGATCTGAGTCTTTCTAACTCAGCTTCAGCTGCCTTTCGCTTTGCCGTCAGTTCGCCGAATCTAGCTACAGCTCTGCTCCCGAGTTTATCGGAAAGCTCACGAAGCTCTTCATCGGACATGTCATCCAGTTCAATCTGTGAAAGAACATCATCTTCACTCTCGGTTTTCTCCTCCTGCGGTTCTTCCTCTGCAGTTTCATCAATTTCGACCGCTTCGTCAGCGGCTACTTCAGTAGCTTCTTCTTGCTCCTGGTTGACTTCTTCTACAGTTTCTTCAACAGCAGTTTGATTATCTTGCTCTTCGACGGGAGGATTGAGTTGACCAATTCTCCTGTTAATGAACTCCGACGGTGATATGTTGGTCGCTTGCTTTGGTTCAGCTGCAGCGTCAGCTGTTTCATTGACTTCACTCATAATTTACGCTTTTTACGCCAGCGATGGCGAGGTTGTGATTATAGCACACGATTTTTGTCTATGCTCTATGCGTCAGGAAATCTTTTAATTAAAAAATCCCAGTTGCATAAGGCAATGATTTCATCGTAAGCCAAAATTTTACCAGATATCTGGCTGAGCCTGTCTATGTCTGCCGAGTGCAGTTCCTTGATGCAATCTTCTCGCATCGTTACTACTTCTCTTATTAGACCTGCGAATGCTTCATGATTCTGAAGCACGTTTAAATTATCCTGTAGCTGCACTTAACCTTGTCCCTCTAAGTCTTGGGTTTGAACTTCTCCGACGGACGCCGCTTCGGTTCCGTAGATTCCGAACTGTGTAGCGTTTACTTGCTGCTGCTCCTGGAATGTGTATTGCTGCATGTATTTCTGCATTCTCTGTCCGAATGCTTGATCCTGCTGCATTCTTTGAGCAATGTCAGGCTGCTGCATGTAGTTCTGTATGATTGGCATTGCTGCTGCTCCACCGTTAGGTCTAGCAGGCATCTCTATGCCAGCAAATATCTTGGATAGGTCATCCAGGATGTCCTTCTGGACATCTTCTGCTGCAGTTTCTGACTTCTGCAGAATGACGTCAGCAAGGATTGGATCAATGCTACTAGCATAGGCAATCAATAGATTGTCCACGTTGATTCTTCCGTTCCTGTCTAGTTTAACTAGATCCACGAGCTGCTTGAGTTTTGCTTCTTGCGTCTCTGGGTCAGTGTTGATACTGTCGTAGGAAATGCTGATGTCGAAGTTCTCGTTGGGGTCTCCCTTGCTGAACTCTTGCGGGTCTGGAACTCCAGTTACCCTGAAGAAGATGTAGTCAGGACCGAAGCGCTGAAAGCAGGTAAAGCACATGCGCATAACCTCTGCACTGTGCTCAAGGAACTTGTCCACAAGGAACTGCTTCTTTACCTTCGAGATCTCGCTGTCCTCGTCCAAGCCCATGAGTCTATCAGCCTGAGCAAGTTGCGTCTTCTCCATTTCGATGCTGCCGTCTGCGGAGTTAGCATCTGGGGTATCGGCGAACTCGTAGTCGTCCTTCCTTCTGCGAGGAATGTATCTGCCTGGGCCCCAGTCCTGCGGAGCCTGGTTCACTGGGTGCATGATCGGAGGCAACGTAGATAAACTGTTCCTGTCTATCCTGCTGTCCCTTTCAACCTTTACCTGGTTCTGGATGCCCCGAAGGAGATCTGGAACTGTCGTTGTATCGTATAGTCGCTTGCTGTCTTCTGCGAGTCTAGTTACGATGACGGGGTAGTCATCGTATCCGTTCATGAGCTCGAACTTGGCGTATTGACTGTCTGCAGAGCTGCCTATTTCTCTGTGAAAAATTGTTCTGTAGATTCCTTCTGCCCCGTCGTCAGGGTCAACCAATCTCTGGAAGCAATGAATAATCTCGACGAGGTCATTGGCTTCGTAGGTGCTTTCTCTTAGTCCGTCGCTCCTTCTTATGCCTTGTTCGTTCTCTACTGTATCTTGGTTTACACCTGAGTATCTTTGTATTACGTTTTCAACGAAGTCCGCGTCCCAGTCGTCCGTTAGGATTTTGTTTTCTAGTTCCTGCGGAGTGTAATAACTTCTCCAGAAGCAGTAAGGACTGCGCTGCGGGTCCGTTACATAAGAAGGGAAGAGGGAGTCCCCATCGGTAGATCGGGTCTTTACGTCTGGGGCATCGATACTCCGTCTAATTGTGGGTAGCTCCGCGTAGCCAGTTTTTCTTAGATCCTTGACGGCCTTCTTGCCTCTCTTGTCCGTTACACCATCGTAGGCTGCCTTGAGTCTATCGATGATAGCTTCGTCGTCACCTTCGTCCATGAGGGTTCCAATCTCTGGAACAGCTTGCACGATTTGGTCCAGGTTAAGTTTCTGGATTATTCTTCTATCTTCGATTAGCCATCCTACGTAAGTAATCAGGACACCTCTCTCAAGGAGGTAATTAGCTCCTAGTTCCATTTCGCGCATGAAGCGAGGGATGTATCCACTACTAACCATCCACTTCAAGAAACTGGATACTATTTTGGCTCGTTCTGCGTCCGTACCTTCGGTCGGAAACGCCCTGACGTTGGCCCTTTTAAGACTGGATACGAGTAGGGATACAAGTCTAGATATTCTTTCTTCGATGACGTGCGCCTCCATGTCGCTGGCACCTTCCCAGGGGAAAGCGTCCGCTCCGTGCTTGCGGAGGTCACGGCTCTTGCCAGGCCAAAAATTACGCCTGTCGTCGTAGGAGTTCCTGCACTGGTCAAAGTATGACTCAAGTTCAGTTACTGTCTGGTCGTAGGCATTTCTCAATGCTCCTACATCTGGTTCTTTACTAAGATATGTTAATGCTTCGGACGCGTCGGTTTGCATACTTTTTGTGCTCGTTTAATTACGTTGAAAACGTAGTTCTTTGGGACTCCAATCATATCACACAATTTTTGTGACGGGATTTCACTATAATCCAGCATTAACCCTCTGCGTAAAAGCTCCCAGGCAAGCAGCCTATCGGTGTTTTCATCTAGCCACTCCTGGTTGAGGGTTATGTCTTCTTCTTCTTGCATTAGGAATAAAGTTTTTTCTTTACGTATCTGAATGTTGAACCTCTGCTGTCCTTTATTTCTTCTATGCAAATTTTCTTGCCGTTGAAGGACTCCTGCATGTTCCTTGGGACTACGCAGGCTACGGTTTTTCCGAACTCCCTTACGCTTACGTATACGTAACTCTTGTTCGGGGCTAACCTTACAACCTGCCCTTGGTATTCCTTGGGGTGCAGCTCTGGGGCTAAGAGCAAGGGATCAAGGATGCATTGACCCTCTTCAGAGACCCAGGTGCCTTTACCCTTTCCTGTTAGCATTTCTTCCTCTAGGTTCTCCTTGGCTATTTTGAAGGCCAGGTCAAACTCGAAGTCGTTCTCTTTTGCTATTTGTGATAATCTTATCTTTGGCATTAGTATCCTTTATTCCTTGTATCAAGCGCGTTTATAATGCTTGGGTTGTAGTGATCTGGTCCATCGCCAGAGTTTATCATGCGCAGATAGCGCATTACGTCAAAAAAGTCCTTCAGTGCTTCGTCGTTCTTACCCCTGCTGTTGTAGTTTATTATACTGTCCAGTGTATTCTCGCAGCTCTCGTGCAGGTAGCACATTGGCTTGTTTGCTGCATCCACCTTGGCGTTTGGGTTATAGGCGAACCACTCGTCCAGGGCAGCTATGCCCGTTTCTTCCATTACGCCGCTACTAGGGACGAAGTCCATGCCGTGATCCGAGAAGACAGTAAAGAGATCCTCGTTGTTCTCGTTTTCTCTGGCGAAGTATCTGCTGTCCCCTACGCGCTCGTATACTTCAATGCCTAGGTCCTCTTCTATCTCCTGGAACAGCTCCACGTAGGCAGCGATGTCAAAACCGATCTTCTTTGCTGCTGGACCGTATTTCCACCTGGGTTCTCCGAACAGTGCCCACTCTCCGTAGTTGTATCTATCAGGCCACTCTCGTATAACGTATACTTCTCCTTCTTCGTTTACAGCAGCCCAGATCGAAACGAAGTTCCTGGCACCCGCAGGGTCCAATACCTGGTAGCAGGTGAAGTCCTTCTTTGAGGTTACGTTAGGGAAGCGCATACCGTGCTGATTCTCTTCGTCTCCTAATACATTCACGGAGGTGCTGAACATAGGTATATGTGTCGTCATGCTCTTCACGGGTATACCGTAGGCACGAACCATTATTTCTTCTTCGGACTGAGAATCTAGATCCTTTTCGATTCTCTTGTAACCGCCCCAGGGGTTCTCGTCGGAGTGCAGGTAGACAATCTTGGCGTCTCTCTCGCTGCAGGTCTGCACAACAGGCAGCTCCCTGTCCAGCAGTTCAGCGTATCTAGTTTCCTGTATCTCCGCTCCAGCTAGGTATTCCGCCACGAACGGCGTGAAGCCGTCAATCGGCGTGAAGCCAATGAGCATCTTGCTGTTTCTTGTCGCCAGTCTAAATCTAAGAGTATTGACCAGGGTAGCGTCTCCCAGGTATTCGTCCAACCAGGTCCCTATGTTTATACCCTTCGGGTCCTTGAACCCGAACTCCATACCTTCCAGAATCGTCTGGTTATTGCTGAACTGAGTGTAGGTCTTGAAATCTACCCGAGTCCTGGTGTCAGGAAAGATAAAGCTCTTGGCGGTGAAGCCATTCTGCATACTGTAGTTGATGTAGCCTTCTATGCTCTTGGTCTTCTTCTTGAACTCCTTTGGCATCATCTCCCAGATTGC